ATTTTTTAATTCTTTTGGGTCTATCATCTGTACTCCTTTTTACTCCAATATTTAGTTTTATAGTTATCAAATATTTTTGACATTCTTTTCAAAACTTTCAAGTCATGCTTTACAGGATCAAATTTCTCCAGTTCAAGCTTCATCTTCCATTTTTCTCTTTTAAAAGGAATAACCATAGCCATAGGTGTGCCTTGCTTTAAATCATAGGGTTTGTCAATAGGTCCAGTCCAATAAAAGGGAAAATTAATTTCTGCATCAAAAGTGTCTGTATCCACAATACCATCAATAATTTTAAAATTATTAACTCTATTAAAAGGTTGAGTAAAAATACAACTATAACCAGGTGGAGTTATGATTTTCCATAAGTTCATCCATTTAAAAACAGCCTCAACTGTTCTATGAGGTTGTCTTAATTCATTCGGTATTTGAAAATTTGGATGAGCTGAGGGTTTAATATTATGGCTCATAGCTGTGGAACTTATAACGTCACTGAGCTCCCAAACAACTTGTTCTTGTTCTTTGTCATATCGAAAACGAATATCCACAGGAAACGGTATAATATACCCTACGGTTGAGGCATCTAAAAAAGGTATGCATTTTTTTACAGTAATAGAAGTAACACTATCATTTAAAAAACTTTTTAATTTTTTGTAATGTTCAGGTAAATGTAAAACTGATGGTTGGGGTGCAGCTATAAAACCTTTAAACAGAGATTTAAAAACTATTTTGTTTTGAAGCATATTATCTTACAGAGGGTGCTCCTAAATTAGTTCTGCCATCATACTTTTGATCTGCGTGTTTACCATCTTGATCGACATAAAACATAAATAATGAAATAAAATGATCATGCTGACATTTTGTTCTCCAATGCACTTTTTCTTGACCTGAAAATAAAATCGCATTGTTTTGTATCATTTCAAACTTGCTCTCAATTTTTAAAGGAACTTCTTTATTTTTAGTGTCATAATAAACATAATCTTGTGACTCGTCTATCTCTCCTATGTATATAGGATATGACTTATCGTTCGGACTGCCACCTAACCCTAAACACAAAACAAACTCACTACCCTCCCTGTCGCTATGCACAGGAAGATAGGAGTCTTTGTCATATACTCTTACGTAAGAGTATGAGGGCCAGAGTTTCTTATTTAAAGCTTGTGCTACAACTGAGGTAGACATATCAAGAATTGTTTCCATTAAAGTGTCTCCATAATAGCCAATTAAGGACTTAGTTGATCCCGGATCATTAGTCCAATCTTTGTGATTAGCGCTCTTGAGAATCATGTAATTGTAAAGAACAGAGACTATTTGTTCTGGTAGAAAATTTTCAAATACTATAGGTTTCATTTTTTTGTTGATGCAGGTTCTCCTAAATTAGGTCTTTTATCAAATTTTTCATTTGCATACTCTCCTGCTTGATCAACGTAATGTAAAAACACAGTTATAAAGTGATCGTGTTCACAATATTCTCGCCAATGAATTTTATTTTGTCCTTGAAATAATAAAGCATTATTTGGTAGCATTGGGTACTTACCATCTATTCTATATCTTTTAAACTTATTATCTTCACTATCATAATACTTGTAATCAGAACTTTCATCTGCCTCACCCACAAAGATCTCATAAGGTTTATCGTTTGGTAAACAACCTAAACATAATGCCACTGTATACTCACAAGATGGTCTATCAGTGTGTATTTTTAAATCAGAGCCTTTATCATAAATTCTAAAATAAGAGTATGTTGGCCATAGTTTTTTACCAGTATTTGCTTCAATTACAGAAGTGCTCATATCTAAAATAGTTTCCATTAATGGATCTCCGTACTCTCCAATAAGACTTGAAGATTGGCTATCTATTTCAAATTTTTTCTTTGCAGAGTATTTTAATATACAATAACTGTATGTAACATTTAATATATCAGTAGGTAAAAACTCTTTTATAAAAATTGGTTCTTTCACTAATAAACCCAAGATACAATTGCATATCTTGTTCCCTTTGTAACTTTTTTAACTTGATGTGGAAATAGGAAATTAGAGGGGAAAGCTATTAAGTCTCCAACATTTTGAGGATATTGAATTTTTCCATCAGGTAAATCAAAAACAAATTCCCCACCTTCAAAGTCATTATTCAAACATATAGAAATAGATAGTTGTCTAGGCTCTGCTCCAAAGCCCATGTCGACATGAAAGTCATAACCTACTTTATATTTATTTGCTTCGTATTTTAGTAAATCACATTGACTAATTTTCATGGGATCAAAATGTTTATGAATCTCTGATCGATAAAGTTCTGCTGCTTGAAATATTTTTGATTGAATGTATTTGGTAGTTATATTTTGACCAAAGGTTTTTGGCTCTAACATATTTTTTATTTCACAATTTCTTATATCTCTATTTTCGACTGCCCCTACAATAGTGGCAACTTCTAAATCTTCATCAAAATAAGAGATTACTTTTTTACAAAATTCATTAGGTATGAATTTTTTTAACTCTAGAATATGTTGTTTCACTAAAAAGTTATGCTGTTATCAGAAAGGTAAGTAGTTCTTGCTGTGTTTGCAGCAGTATTTGCTGCGCCTTCATCGGCAACAAAATCTGGATTAGAAGAATTATCTGCATATTGTTGTGCTAAATTTGCCTTTTTTGTTTCTTCCCACTTATCTTGTGCTTCACATCTAATAACAACATTAGATGCCCAATTTGGTAAAGATGACACTGCTTCATTCTCTCTATTGTCAGTGTATTCTAACTCACCTGTGTTTGTAGAAGCATTCCATTGAAGTGCATGTATTTCTGAGGGAACCTCAGTATGAGATCTAATGTTAAGATAAACTTGATTGTCTATATAAACATCTGACTCTGTGTTACCTGTCCCTGTTCTAGGACCATCATTAGCTGAATCAGGATTTACATTTGCATCAAAAAGAATTGTCAATCTAGTATTGATTGTTGTGTTATTTACTGTTGTTGCCATTTTTGCTTACCTTTTTACCTTTCTTAACTTTTATCTTATTATTGCTTAGTTGTCTAATATTTTCCTCTTCCAATTCTGGAATGTTTTCTTTAACTGCTCTTTGATGATTACCTATTAATTCAAATATAGTGGTAGCATTTAACATTAAATTTTTAGCTGAATCACTACTTTTAAATATACCTTCCATAGCCTTGTTAGATTTTACCATTTCATTTCTAAAGGATTCAGTAGCTGCTTGAGTGCCTTGAATATGTTTAGCATTTTCAACCATTAATAAAGGCATCCATGCGATGGAACACCCCCATTCTTGAACAGGTAGTCCTGTCTGAGGATGAGCTCCTTGAAGCATATTATACCAAACACACTTATGTTTAATGCACTTCTTTTTCAGAAGTGGACAAGTTCCATCCGGGTCAAATATTGGCATTAATCTTTATTAGCGATAATCACGTTTGCGTATTTTACGTTCATGTTAGGCATTGAAATTGTACCACCTAAAGATGAACTTGAAACACTAAATGGGTGTGAGTGAGATCCACCACCACCCGCGTTACCTAAGCTAAAAGGTGCTTGTGGATTTGCTTGAATACGCTCATTACCTTGAGCATTATTAAGACCAACACCTAATGAAGGGTGTTGACTAACAGGCTGAGAGTTATTTGGTGAAGTATTATTACCAAAGTTACCTGTTGGTAGACCTGGTCTTGGGTGATTGTGCGAAGCAATCTCTGGTGTTGAAAGAGAGTGTCCTCCAACAGTTCCTGATACTGAAACAGTTGCTGATGTTAAATCAGTGTTTCTGCTTGAAGCAAAAGTTGTAAAGAAAGTATCAGCACCACCAGTGCCTCCTCCTGAACCTGTAACAACTGCCATAGCAGCATCAGCTAGTCCAGTTGCAGTTTGCTTTGTCCAACCTGTTGGAGCAGAAGCTTGATTAAAAATCATAGATGTGGTTGCAGGGAAAGGATCAACATCTGTTAATTGCGCACCACTACCTGTATAAGAAGTAGCCGCAACAACACCATTTGAATTTAATGTGATATTTTCTGTTTGAATTTTTTTACCATCGGCAACTTGAACATTGTCGTTAAAAGTAGTGACACCTTTTATGCCAACAGTTCCTAATGAACCAGCAAAAAGATCAACAACTTTATTATTGTTTGTAACATACATAATTGTATGAGCACCTTGAGTAATGGCAACAGCGTTACCTGCGTGACCAGTTGGTGCTATTGAAAGAGTTTGAGAACCTGTAGTGTTGTTAAAAAATATGTAATTATTTTCTACAGCAGGAACAAATACTTTAATATCTCCAGTAAGAGCTCCAGTAAATTCTACTACTTTATTAGAGGCTTCAGCCGCTGGATCTGCATTAGCAGTGGTCAATGTAACATCAGCAGAACCCGCCACAGATTTAGATAAATATCCTCCTGCAAAGGCATCTAAAACATTAAGGTTGTTATTGGTGTTAGTTCCCCATGTATTGGCATTAGCGCCAGTTGCCATGAGTTCTAGTTTGAGTCTATCTGAATATGTGCTTGACATGTTTTTACCTCACTAAAATATATCTTTTTTCATAAATAACACAACTATTTTGTATATATCTCATCTCCCATAACTAATACATCAGCTTGGGAACTGTCAAACATTATTTTAGCTTGTTTTTTAGTTCCTACAATAGGTTTTCCGGGTAGATTCATAGATGTATTTATAAGCACAGGATATCCTGATAACTCACCAAATTGTTTTAAAAGTTTTAAATAAGGAGGGTTATGATCCATACTAACTGTTTGAATTCTGCAAGTGCCATCGACATGTGTAATATTTTTGAATTTTAACGGATCTTTGACCTTAGCCTGATACAACATCCATGGACTTTCAAAACCTAAATCAAAATAGTCTTTATAACATTCTGTTGGAACAGAAGCTCCATAAGGTCTAAACCATATTCTTTTTTTTATTCTATCGT